TTATTTTTTTCAAATGAATTTCCTAATGTAGGTTTAACCTTGAAATCGTAATTTCGTGAAGCTGGCGAATCAGATGCGTTTGATCCACTTCCTGAACCACCACCTAATGATCCTGCAAGTGCCCCAAGAGCCCCAAGACGACCTGCTCTTCTTAACCACTTGCCTCTGGCACCTCTTCCTGCTTTACCAGCTGCGCCTTTTCCTGCTCTAGCTGCTGTACCTGCTGCACCTCTTGCGGCGGCCCCTCTTGCAGTTAAACCGGGAAGTGCTCGGGTAGCTGCGCCAGCGGCAGCTCTTAGTCCTGTAGCAGCAACCGCAAGATAAGGCCAAATCTCATTTACTTGCTCTTGCTCATTTAGTTGCTTCGATTCTCTAATAACACTTAAATTATGTTTAAAATCTTCTGCAATTCCAGCTTGATTTGATGCACCTTTAGAAAAAGTTGCCTTTGGATTCTTCTTTAGAATTTTATTCATTGCAGCTTTAGTAGCAGCAGGACTCTTCTTACGAATTGTAGAAGTGTTTCCTGTTGTTGCTTTAGCTTTAGGTGCTGCTGGTTTTGATTTTGGAACAAAAGTTGAAGCAGCAGGCGCTTCCTTAACTGGTTCAGAACTGCGTGTTTTATCCATGCGAGCTTTTACTTTAGCTAATGAAGCATTAACTCTTTCTTTTTTTGCATTATCATGCATCATTATACCAAGAATTCCACCAATATTAAAACCGTCTCTTCTCAATTGATTAGCTCTTGATAGTTTGGATTTATATTGACCTTTACCTTGTATCAAATCTTTAGTGTCGGACACACTACCATCTTTAGGTATACTCTTATCTCTTTTAAATTTTCTTGGTTTTATATAATATTTTTTCTTCTTCTCATCATCTTTATCATTTTTTTTAGCTTCGTTCAAACCCGTCTGTATATCGTTATATGGAATAGTTACATACTTGTCTAAGGCCTGTGAATAGTACAAAGCAACTTTTTGATTATCTGGGTACACTCTAATAGCCTTTCTTTTCAATATAAGAACTGATGGCATCTCTTTATAAGTGTCCATCTTAGCTTCAGTTACATTATGAACATTCTGTCTAACTTTACGATATACCTGATCATCACTAACAACCTGTGAAATAAGCGAATCAAGAAGATTTAGTAACATACGCTTTTCTTGAGAAGTGATCTTATCTGCTGACTTTTCTAGCGCCTTCTTAAGAGCAGGAAGTTTTTTGGCATCATACAAACCAGCACGAACAAGAGCGGAAAGTTTACGATCTTCCTTCTCTTCTTTTTCAGTGATTAAATCAAATTGTTCGCGGATCTGTTTGATATTCTTCATGTTATATTACTTCTTCTTTACAGCAGTTTTTTGCTTACTCTTCGCACTCTTCATTGCTTTATCTATAACATCGTCAAATTTACGAAGCGGTTTACTATTTGGCAAAGGACGAGCAAAATACTCTATTGGTAAAGCTTCATCAATATGTTTCGCTTGTTCTTGCATCTGACCAAAATAGTTCTTAGCGATATCAATCTTACGCTCTTCTAACTTCTCAACAGCCTTTGTTGTCAAAGCGGAAGAAAAGTTTTGACGCATTTCATCTAGATTACCTTCTAGAATGTTATCTAATGCTCTCTTAATCGACATGTTTGTTCTCCTAAACGATTAGTGATATATTTATGAATCTTCCGTGACTGTACAATGGAAAAGCGCAATTGAACTAGTTCCGTAAGCATCCGTAAAAAGATTTGAATCAAGTACATGAGGCCCTGATATAATCTTAATCTTTGATCCTCTTGGAAGTAATGTTTCTCTTTCACCTTCATGGGCCGAAACAGCATCAACATATATTGCTTTTTGCCCTTTTTTAAGTTCTACTTGCAATACGACTGGTTGATCCGAAGCTCCAACATCAGCAAATCCACCAATAGCAGTATTGAAATCTAATGATGTAGAAACATACCCTCTAAAAATATATTCACCACCAAGTTGAAACTTATCTGCTCTATAACGAGAGCTAAGACCGGAATATACAGTATATGGAAATGGTGTCTGGGTTTCTTCAAAGGCCGAGTCTAATGTTTCTATTGTCCGATTTATAATCTCATCTTGTTGTGGTGAAACACCATCATCATGCCCTTTGTATAGATATCTGTTTATTTCTGCATATCCACTGCTGGTATAATCGTCAATTGCTTGTAATTCTGCTTCATCAAACATGTTTGGTTGATAAAATTTAAATAGTTCTTTATCTACAGCATTTGCGTCTTTGTATAGGTCTTTTAGTATCTTAGCATCTTCTTTACTTCTTTTGGAATTAACATTACTGTAGAAATCCGCATCTTTTTTAAGAAGATCAGCCTTACTTGGTTGTGCTGGTTGCCCTTTAGCAGTTGGACTTATGTTCTTCTTTTTAGTTACTGGTTCACTTTCTTTTGCCATATAAGCTTTATGATGCATTTTATCAAGATCACTTCCGCTTTTATATGGAACAAGTCTATCGTCATGTACAACGTAAGCAAGGTTACCTTTTGTATCAGCATAACGACCAAAGCCCATATAAGTCAAACCCATCTTACGAGCTTCTTTAGCGGCCGCAGATTTAGGTTCTGCCTTGGCCTGAAGTGCTAAACTCTCTTCAAGATACTCACCGTACTTTTTCATCTAACAGGTTCCATAGTATCATTTACAAAGCGTTGACGGTTCTTTGTTTGCCCCATTTCTAATGGATCCATAGTATCTTTACCTGTTCCATCCTGAACTGGCATTTGTTCCGGTGCTGCACCTTGCTGTTGAGCATACTGTTGCATCATAGTTTCTGTTGGAGTTGGCGGAACAATATTTGGTGTTGGTGGTTGCGGCGGTAATGGATTACCCATTTCATCTGTTGGAATTGGATTACCTTGCTCATCAACTGGTGTATTAGCGGCCTTCTCTTCTTCGATTTGCTGCAATATTTCTTCAATCTCATCATCGTCCATTTGAAGGACATTCTTGCGAACCCATGCCATTGAGTAATAACGACCAACATATGGATCCACTAATTGAAGAGTTGTAATTCTGTTCTGAAGGAGTTCAGCTTCCTTAAGCTCAGTAAAGTTGTTGTCTTTCTTAAAGTCATACCAAATGTTTTCCTTAAACTCTTTCCATTCTTCTTCTGTACAGATTTTCTTAAGCACAAGTTGAAGTTTAAGTAGTTCATCAAACAATGTAGAGAATTTGTTACGAAGACGATTAACAAACTTAGTAAACTTTAGCTCATCCCTTGTGATTTCTGTTGAACGTCCAAGAGAGAAACCCTGTGACTGTTCCAAACGAGAGATAGGAACACCAAGAGCCTTGTATAGCTTCTTTTCAAAGTACTTAACATCTTCCAACTCACCAAGGTTCATACCGCCTGGTAGAGTTGTGATTTCTGTTCCTTTACCACCTTCACGACGAGGTAGCCAGAAGTCTTCAAGCATTGAAAGGTGCTTACGGTCATCTTTGATTTCGCCAGTACTGGAATCATATACAAGCTTGTTACGATACTTAGCCATAACATCACGAAGATATTGTTCGGCCTTGATTGTTGGCATGTTACCAACGTCAATGTAGAATACTCTGCGCTCGGGTGCGCGTGAGAGACGGTAGATAACAGTTGCATCTTCTACCATACGCAACTGATTAAGTGGCTTGATTGCTTTGTGGAGATAAGAAAGAACCATTGCTCTCTTTGAGTCCATTAGCCCTGAGTTGACGTTAACGACGGCATCGATTGCAATCTTTGTGCCTAAGTTAGAATGTGCACCAATCATACCTCTTTCATTATAGAGGTAGTATTCTTTCATATTCTTGATAATTTCCATACCAGATACGGTATCTTTTGCTTTTTGGATTTCACGGATCTTACGAATACGGCGCGGATCAATGTATCTAAGCTCTTGAATACCTTTAGCTGGCGACTTATCATCAATGATAACATGATAGAATAGTCTACCATCCGTATACCAACGACGGAATAGTTCATGCCCCATATTACCAAAGTCTAGAAGCTTGAGAACATAGTCAAACTCTTCTCTAATCTTCTTTTTGATATTTTCGGGTTGTTTTAGTTCATCGGTATCTAGTTCGACACCTGATTCGGAATCATCGTTAACGATTGCTTCGTTAACAATTTCATCGATAGCAGTTTCCAATTCAGGCTGCATCGCCATTTCACGATAGCGAGTGATAAGTTCAATTTCATTTCTAACAACACCATCAAGATCAACATAGGTACCATAATAAGCACCTGATTGAATAGTAACAGCGCCGTCATCATTTTGTGGCAGCGCGAAAGACTTATTCTTCTCTTCTTGATCTTGTTGTTTTTTGCGACTTATCTCAAAGCCAAAAAGTTGGACCATTACTCACTCCAGTTTGAATGGGTGGGGATTTCTCCCCACCCTGTTTATATAATGTAATTAGACGAGTCCCAGACCAGCACTTGGGCCTGCCTGAGTCGTATCTGTAGTAGACCTTGATGCTGGATTTGTAGATTCCCACCACTGGTAAGCAAAGGTCACAGCGAACTCTTCAATTGAATCATTTGCTGACCAATCAAGTTCGATTGGACTTACGTCAATTGGGAAAAGTCCTACGAACTTATATTCCTTAATGACGTTGCCAGCTTTACCGTATTGGGTCACATATCCATCTTTTTGATAAGATAATGGACTTACAAGATTGCGAAGATTGCTAACATGTGAATTAAGTGAACTCATCCACTTTTCAAATGTGTTACGGATCTTGAAATCTTCATCATTGATGATTGTAACTGTCCATTCTGAAAACACGCGATTTCCTGAAAACTTTAGTTCACGACCAAAGTAGTTTACAGGAATGCTGTTCACAGTTGAACCTGGAAGCTGTGCTGCTCTACACATAAAATTGAAAGCAACTTCGGAACCAGTCTCACCGTTTAAATTTACTGTTAAGTCTGGAATGGTGCAAGAAAACAAGTTTGGTCTTGCACCATCTCCTACCATTTGTGATCTAAAGTTAGCTACGTTAAACTCTGCCATTTTATTCTCCTCTGAATCTATTTATGTTCATTTTATTAATTAAAACTTACCAACGATTTCATCAAAGGCAACACCAGTTCTAACAGCCACAAAGTTAAGCTGAATGAAGTTGATGCTTCTAGCAGGCTTGATGTAGATATCACCAATAAATTCGTTGCGGTCGATAACCTCTGGAGTGTTATTGGTCTGATCGCAAACTACACGGTACTGGTAAATACCACGACGGCCTTGTACATCACGAAGATATGGTTCTACAAGCGAAATGAACTGAGCGCGTGTAAATTCGTCATTGAACTCAAAGAGTGAGTACTTAGCTGCTCTTGCAATTGCCTTTTCAAGGACAATAAACAATCTACGAACGTTGATACGATCAAACGCTGATGGACGAGCAAGAAGTGTCTTATCGCCATATAGAACTGTTCCTTCGCCTGGGAAAGATACAATTGGATTAACGCCCTTCTTGTATAGTTCATCACGGTCTGTCTTACTTGGATTCCAAGCAAGTTTTGTTACGTTCTTGATTTGACCGCGATTGAATCCAGCTGGTGAGTACCATGGATCACGTTCAAAGTCTGTTCTTACGCAAAGACCAGCAATATCACCGTTCAATGGTACCCAACGGTATACATTGTTATACTTGTCGAACTGATACTTCCAAGAAGAATCCATTACAGCATAAGATGTTGAACGATTTAAAGCATTATTTCTATAGTTTATTACTTTTTCAGCCGTTGCTGTAACTGATGAATTGCTTACACCATTTGCTCTGTCTGGTGAACAGAATACAATACAATCTTTA